CCAAATGGGTGTTAGAATGACACAGACAGTTAAGAAGTTAGGTTGTTCTAACTTGAAAACTTTAATGGAAGATGATAAGATAGAAACACATGACTATGATATTATCGCAGAACTAACAACCTTTGTACAGAAGAAACAATCATGGGAGGCAGAAGATGGTTGCCATGATGACCTTGCAATGTGTCTTGTTATATTTGCGTGGTTAGTAGCACAGGACTACTTTAAGGAAATGACTGACACAGATGTGCGGAAGCGTATCTACGAGGAACAGAAGAATCAGATCGAACAAGATATGGCTCCGTTTGGATTCATACTAAATGGTACGGATGATGAAGATGAGTTTGTAGATGGTGAGGGTGACAGATGGGCAAAAGCAGATGAGTATGGGGATCTGTCATATATGTGGGAGTACAAGTGAAACCAGTTAAATGGTCTGCTCAAGTACTCTTGGAGAGTAATAGACTTATGAAGGTGGAGTTTACATCACCATCTAATCTAAGAGAGGATGCTGAACAAACTTGCAAAGCATTGTTTGGTGTATCTGATGTTCGTCAATTAACTAGGATTTGGTAATGAGAGTTGTTATTGTTAGTGGTGGATTTGACCCTATCCACAGTGGACACATTGAACACTTTAAAGAAGCAAAGAAGTTAGGAGATATCCTTATAGTAGGATTGAACTCTGACGAATGGCTAACTAGAAAGAAGGGTAAACCATTCATGCCCATAGAAGAAAGGATGTCAGTCATTAGAGAATTGAGAATGGTTGATAGTGCTGTAGCATTTAATGATGATAATAATAGTTCTATAGATCTCATCAAGAAAGCATTAGTATTATTTGACGATGTACTATTTGCTAATGGTGGAGATAGGACACAGGATAATATACCTGAGATTGATGAGTTTGATAAAGACCCTAGAGTACAATTTGCATTCGGGGTTGGTGGTTCACATAAACAAAATTCTAGTAGTTGGATCTTAAAGAAATGGAATTCGACTTAGAAGAACAATTTGAACTTGGTGATTTATTACTGAGTGAAAGAAGATGTAGAGTCTGTGGTAGTGTCAAAAATTTAATAGAAGGATTTTATATAACTCATAAAAAAAGTTCACATTTACCATCTAGTTACAGTTATGAATGTAAGGTATGTACAGTTAATAGAGTAATTGCTAATAGAAAGAAAGATAATGCCAACTGGGTTTATCCAGATTGGTAGTTCATGTACTGTTTCCCCAATCAAAAGACCGCAAATAATAAATAATATCAGACAAATTGGATTCTATAGAGGAAGAGAAAGATGCCTTTAAATTTAGCATCTCCTGGTATTGTTGTAAGGGAAGTTGACCTAACCAACGGTAGAGTCGATGCAACATCATCGAAAACTGGAGGTTTGGCTGCACCCTTTGCAAAAGGACCAGTTGAGAGCCCTCAGCTCATAGAGACAGAGGCAGATCTTCTGGACACCTATGGACAACCTTATCCTAAGGATAACCATTATGAGTATTGGTTAACTGCTTCATCCTTCCTTGCCTATGGTGGGGTCATGAGGGTGGTTCGTGCAGATGACGAAGAACTTAAAAATGGTTTTGTAGGTACTGCTGCTAGTGTCAAGATTAAAAGTCCTGACGATTATACTAACAGTGGGTATAACGAAAACACTATTGCTGGTGTTACATATGCTGCTAAGAACCCAGGTTCTTGGTCAAACGGTATTAAGGTAGCAACCATTGATGGTTTTGGTGACCAAGTACTTAGTGGTATAGTTACTACTGATGTATTAGGTTATGGTTCTACTACAGTCCCAATCGCTCCTATAGATCTAAAAGTCGGTTACGCTGTAACACAAACAGTTCCTGCTAACACAGTTATTGCTGGTGCTGGTTCTACTAGTGTTCTTGATGGATACTTCAAAGGACAGATCGTTGAGGTTGGTAATGCTTCAATTACCGTTAAGATGATCTCTCATGTATCTGGTGGAGGTACTGAAACTGCTGTTGATTATCAACAAGCAGGTACTTATCAGTTCTCTGAAACAGGTAATCTTGGTATTCACACAGGAGAAATAAGAAGGTATGGTAGTTGGAGAGGACTTGCACCTGGAGTTTACTCTGGTGTAACAACTTATTCTAACTCAGTAGATTGGTTCGATCAACAGTCTATTACACTCAATAACGGTGCAACCGTTAAGTGGAATACAATTGCTGACAAACCAGGAACTTCCTCTTACGCTGCTAATAGAAATTCTAGATTTGATGAACTTCATGTTGTTGTCTATGATGACGCTGGTAAGATCACAGGTAATTCTGGTTCAGTACTAGAGAAGTTTACAAATATATCTAAAGCAAAAGATGCTCAGTATTCTGCTGGTTCATCTTCTTACTGGAGAAAAGTTCTAGAAGTAGGTTCTAACAACCTATTTGCTGGTGGAGCTCCTGCTGGTATTACTACTACAGGATTTAGTGAAGATCTGTGGGATGTCTTTGGAGATGGTGGATGGGATCAGGATACTGAGAACATTACATTCAGTTCCATTGGTAACTACGCTGCATCACTTTCTGGTGGTAAGAACTACAACGGTGTTGTTGAAGTTACTGATGCCAATGCACTTAACTTAGATATAGGTGCTATATCAGAAGCATATGATTATCTTCGTAACCCAGAAGAAATTGATGTTGACTTCTTATTACTTGGTTGTGCCAATCATGGTAAGAATGAAACACAAGCACTGTCTAATAAACTGATCGAGATCGCAGAATTTAGGAAGGATGCAATCGCATTCCTATCACCTTGGAGAGGATGTTTCCTAAGTGCTTCTGGATCTGGAGAATCATTACAGTTAAAGACAGACACTGTAACTGATAATATTGTTAGTTACTACTCTCCAATTACATCAAGTTCTTATGCCATTTTAGATAGTGGTTATAAGTACATGTATGACAGGTTTAATCAACAGTTCAGATATGTTCCCATGAACGGTGACATTGCTGGCACATGTGCTAGGAATGACATCAATAACTTCCCTTGGTTCTCACCAGGCGGAACTGCAAGAGGTGCTATCCTGAATGCTGTTAAACTAGCATACACACCAAATAAAGTACATAGAGATAAACTGTACTCTAATAGAATTAACCCAATTATTACTGCTCCTGGTGCAGGTATCATCCTCTTTGGTGATAAGACTGCATTAGGTAGGTCTTCAGCCTTTGATCGTATTAATGTTCGCAGATTGTTCATCTTCCTTGAGAAGGCGATTGCTGCTGCTGCAAAGGATGTACTCTTTGAGTTTAACGACGAAATCACAAGGATCAACTTTATAAACATTGTTGAACCTTTCCTTCGTGATGTACAGTCCAAGCGTGGTATTCAAGACTTCATCGTTATATGCGATGAGACTAACAACACCCCTTCTATCATTGACAGCAATGAGTTTGTTGCTGACATCTATATCAAACCAGCAAGATCTATTAACTTCATCGGACTAACCTTTGTTGCTACACGCACAGGAGTTTCCTTTGATGAGGTTATCGGAAAAGTTTAATTATTAACTCACTTTAGGTAAGACCAATGGCAATCAATTCCGCAAACCCACCGAAGACCTCGGAAAGGACTATTGATAAGTTCAAGTCCAGGTTAACTGGTGGTATTGCAAGACCTAATCTGTTTGAGGTGGTTCTTGCATTCCCAGATGGTGCAGTAGATGAATCAGTAAGTGACATAGATCCTAAGACAAGATTTCTTGTCAAGGCAGCTGCACTTCCTGCATCTAACATTGCTCCAATTAGCGTTCCTTTTAGAGGAAGGCAATTAAAGATAGCAGGTGACAGAACATTCGATGAGTGGACTATCACTGTAATCAACGACACAGACTTTGCTATCAGGGGTTCCTTTGAGAGATGGATGAACTCCATGTCCAAGGTTTCTGACAATGCTGGTAACATAAATCCAGAAGATTATACTAAGGACGCATTCGTTTATCAACTTGGACGCTCTGCAGTTGATTCAGCATCACAGTCTTCTGATCAAAACATGCCTATACTTAGAACTTACAAGTTCTACAGTGTATTCCCAACAAATGTGTCACAGATAGATCTTTCATACGATTCTTCCGACGCTGTTGAAGAGTTTACAGTAACTCTACAGGTTCAGTGGTGGGAAGCAGCAGGTCAAGGTGGTCCAGTCGCTTGATCTGAGGGTGTCTAAATAGAAAGGTATCAAGGTATCTTTCTTATAATAATGGCACGGCTTTTTGGATTTTCAATTGAAGATAAAGACGATTTACCTAAGGGTGTAGTATCCCCCATTCCACAAACAGGTGAGGATGGGGTTGATTATTATATACAGTCTGGTTTCTCAAGTCAGGTAATAGATCTAGAAGGGATCTACAAGAATGAGCATCAGGCAATAAGGAAATATAGAGAAATGGCACTCCACCCTGAGGTGGATAATGCAGTAGAAGATATTGTTAATGAAGCAATTGTATCAGATACAAACGATTCTCCTGTAGAGATTGATCTGGATAATCTCAATGCATCTGATGGAATTAAAGATAGAATTAGGGAAGAGTTTAAACATATAAAAGACCTTTTAGATTTTGATTCCAAAGCACATGAGATTTTTAGGAATTGGTATGTAGATGGTAGGGTTTATTATAATAAAGTAATTGATGTTAAAAAACCTAATGACGGTATACAGGAATTAAGATATATCGATCCTATGAAGATGCGATATATCCGTAAGGAACAAAAGAAAAAAGATGATGCTGGTGGTGTTTTTAATACAAAAAATGTACATGAGTCTGAGAAGGTATACTTCCCTAAGATAGAAGAGTATTTCATGTATACTCCTGAACCACGCTATCCAACTAACATGGCAATGGGTGGTGCTAGTACAGCAATGTCGGGGGTTAAACTTGCAAAAGATTCGATTACATATTGCACTTCTGGTCTTGTTGATAGGAATAAGGGTACGGTCTTATCTTATCTCCAGAAAGCAATTAAGTCACTCAATCAACTTAGAATGATTGAGGATAGTCTGGTTATTTACCGTATGTCCCGTGCTCCAGAAAGAAGGATATTCTACATTGATGTAGGTAACCTTCCAAAGATTAAAGCGGAGCAATATCTAAGAGATGTAATGTCTCGTTACAGAAACAAATTAGTTTATGATTCAGGAACAGGAGAAGTTAGAGATGATAAAAAATACATGTCCATGCTTGAAGACTTTTGGTTACCAAGAAGAGAGGGTGGAAGAGGAACAGAAATCACAACACTCCCAGGTGGACAGAACCTTGGGGAGTTGGCTGACATTGAATATTTCCAATCTAAGTTGTACAGATCTTTGGGAGTACCTGAATCTAGAATCGCTGGATCTGGGGATGGATTTAATCTTGGTCGTAGCTCAGAGATTCTAAGAGACGAACTTAAATTTAGTAAGTTTGTAGGAAGATTGCGTAAGAGATTTAGTAAGATCTTTATTGATATGTTAAGATCACAATTACTACTTAAGAATATTGTTACTCCAGAAGATTGGGAGGTAATGTCTGAGCATATCCAGTTTGACTTTATCTACGACAATCACTTTGCAGAACTAAAAGATAAGGAACTAATGGAAGGTCGTTTAGGTCTTCTTGGTATGGTAGAACCTTATGTTGGTCGTTACTACTCAACAGAGTATGTAAGGAGAAATGTACTGCGTCAAAGGGATCAAGAGATTGTAGAAATTGATGAGCAGATTGAAGATGAAATTGCTAGTGGTGTTTTACCTGATCCAAATCAACAGATGTTAGAGATGGAACAGGGTGCTTTTGGAGATCCAATGGCACAACAAGGAATGGATCCAATGGCACAAGGAGGGGATCCAATGGCACAACAAGGACTGCCAGCACAACCTCAACCACAGAAAATGCCTAAGGACAATGAAGGAGAGATATAAATAACTTTATCAGTATATTATACCATGATGGAAGAACTCGTCAATATGATTGCGACAGATGCGTCTGCTGCGGATGTTAGTGATCAAATCAAAGATATTCTTTATGCTAAATCAGCAAAAAGAATAGATGATTTGCGTCCTACTGCGTCATCAAATTTATTTGGTACAGAGGTAGAATCTGAAGCTGAAGTTGAAACTGAAGTAGAAACTCAACCTGAAGAAGAGACCAATGACTAGAATATTACCTCTAGGCCAAAAGGCTGCATTGACAACAGGAAGTGGTCAAGCAACAACTGTTGGTAATGCCACTGTAGTAAGAGTACTATCTAATGGTGGTGCTGCTCTTGTTTTTAGAACAGATTCTGATGATAATATTATCGGATCATTTACTACAGTAAATGGTACTGCTGACCTAGTTGAGAAAAATGCATCAGATAAGATCTATGTAACAGGTAATGCTGTTGAAGTATCTAAAGTAGGATTTACAAATTAAACCGATGAAGTTAATCACAGAACAACTTGATGATGTAGAAGTTATCGTTGAAAATCGCAACGGTAAGAAGTCTATGTTTATCGAGGGTATCTTCTTACAAGGAGATATTCAAAACCGCAATGGTCGTATGTATCCCATGAACACTCTTCGCAGAGAAGTTCAAAGATATAACGAAAGTTTTGTGGATTCTGGTCGTGCAGTTGGAGAACTCGGTCATCCTGAGGGACCAACAGTAAATCTAGATAGAGTTTCTCATAAGATAGTTTCACTTAAAGAAAGTGGATCTAACTTTATTGGTAAGGCTAAACTTCTGAATACCCCTATGGGTCAGATAGCACAAAATCTTATTGATGAAGGTGTTAAACTTGGTGTTTCGTCTCGTGGTCTTGGAACATTAGCAGTTAATGAAAATGGTATAAAGGTTGTCTCAGATGACTTTATGTTAGCTACTGCTGCTGATATTGTTTCAGATCCTTCTGCCCCTGATGCTTTTGTATCTGGCATAATGGAAGGTAAGGACTGGGTTTGGGACGGAGGAGTAGTAAGAGAGCAACTGGCAAGAAAGACTTATAAACAGGTCAATACACTAGTTGATAATAAGCAGCTTGAAGAGAACAAGCTTGGGTTGTTCCAAAACTTCCTATCAAATCTCTAACATTTTATAAATAAATACAGATTACCACAACGATTCTATTCGGAGTAAATTAAAAATGGCCGCAAAGGAACTTAAGGAAATGGACAACCCTGTAACAAGGGGTGCGAAGGCTGGTGATCCTATGAAGAAAGTTGATGACTCCACTTCACCTGGAGCATCTGCATCTTACGAGGATCTCGGCGGACCTACACCTCAAAACTACAAGTCCACAGATAACAGTGCGTCACTGAAATCAGCAAACATTAAAACGGTACAAGATATCGTTAATAAGGGTGCTGGTAAAGCGGATGCAATGCAGTCTATTGGCACAGAGGTGCTGAAGCAAGGTGACAACCCTGAAACTAAGGAAGATCAGGAAGTTGTTGCTGAAGAACCCACTAAGGAAGAAACTACCGTGTCTGAAGAAGAAGTTAAGGAAGAGCCTACAGTTAATGTAGAGGAAGACCTTGCTGCTCTCTTTGGTGGTGAAGAACTTTCCGAAGAGTTCCAAACAAAGGCCAAGACAATCTTTGAAGCAGCAGTTAACTCTAAAGTTAATGTTGTTAAAGAAGAGATGTCTGCCGAATATGAAAAGACTTTAACAGAGCATCTTGAAACTGTTAAGGCAGAGTTGGTTGAGCGTACAGATGCATACCTTGAGTATGTTTCAGATGAATGGCTCAAAGAAAATGCTATCGAGGTCGAGCATGGTCTTAAGACCGAAATGACCGAATCATTCCTAAGTGGAATGAAGAGTCTTTTTGAAGATCATTATGTATCAATCCCTGACGATAAATATGATGTGCTGGAAAGCATGGTTAATAAACTAGATGATATGGAAGGCAAACTTAATGAGCAGATAGAGAAGAACATCTCTCTTAACAAGCGTCTTGGCGACAGTACAGCTGATGGAATTTTCCGTGATATCGCCGAAGGACTTGCTGAGACCCAAAAGGAGAAGTTAAAGACACTATCTGAAGGAGTTGAGTTTGAGGGTGAAACACAATACCGTGAGAAGCTAGTTACTCTTAGAGAATCTTATTTCCCTAAGGATGGCAAAGCTCAGGTTTCCAATAAATCCGAAACCATTTCGGAGGGTATTAGCAACGAGACTGGACCTGATGTGACTGCATCAATGTCAAATTATCTCCAAGCTTTATCGTTGTCAAAGAAATAGTAAAACCTTTTAACTCTATTAAGTAAAGTACTATGTACAATGCCGAACAAATTATGGAGAAGTGGAGTCCACTTCTCGATGCTGAAGGGGTAGAGCCCATTAAAGACGCTCACCGTCGTTCAGTAACCGCAGTTCTCTTAGAGAACCAAGAAAAATTCCTCAAAGAGCAAGCCGCTTTTGAGAACGGAACCTCAATGTTAACAGAGGCAGCTCCTACTAACAGTGGTAACGCTGTAGGTGCTTCTGGTGCATATGGTGGTGGCGTAGCTGCTGCTGGTCCTGTTGCAGGTTTCGACCCAGTTCTAATCAGTCTAATCAGGCGTTCAATGCCTAACTTGGTTGCTTACGAACTAGCTGGCGTTCAGCCAATGAATGGTCCTACTGGACTAATCTTTGCGATGCGTTCACGCTACACAGATCAGTCTGGAACTGAAGCATTCTTCAACGAACCAGATTCTGCATTCTCTGCTAATAAGGCAGGAACCAATGTTGGTCAGACAACTCAGGGTGATTACACTGATGCTACTGACGACGATGGTACTGTTGGTTTCGGTTCTACCGCAACTCAGAGAGGTACAAACCCTGCTATCCTAGAAAACAATGCTTCTGATGCTGTTCAAGCTCAGTACAGTATTGGTCAAGGTATGGCAACTGGTGACTCTGAAGCATTAGGCGACGGCACTAATGGTCACTTCAACGAGATGGCATTCTCCATCGAGAAGGTGACTGTAACCGCTAAGTCTAGAGCACTAAAAGCAGAGTACAGTTTGGAACTCGCTCAAGACCTTAAAGCAATTCATGGTCTTAATGCAGAAGCAGAACTTGCTAACATTCTTTCTAGTGAGATACTTGCTGAGATTAACCGTGAGGTTATCCGTACTATCTACAAGACTGCTGAAGCTGGTTCACAGGTCAATGTTGCAAACGCAGGTTTCTTTAACCTAGATGTTGACTCCAATGGTAGATGGTCAGTTGAGAAGTTCAAAGGTCTTCTGTTCAACATCGAAAGAGATGCCAACAGAATCGCACAGAGAACTCGTCGTGGAAAGGGTAACATCATCCTTACTTCTGCTGATGTAGCATCTGCTCTAACAATGGCTGGTGTACTTGATTACACACCTGCTCTTAACGCTAACCTACAGGTTGACGATACTGGTAACACATTTGCTGGTACTATCAACGGTAAGTACAGAGTTTATATCGATCCATTCTCAGCAAACAGTGCTGCTAACCAGTACTATGTTGTTGGTTATAAGGGTTCATCTCCTTATGATGCTGGTCTGTTCTACTGCCC